TCAGCCGCAGAACGACTCTTCAACGGCACTGACGATGCGGGCCGCTTGGTCGTCGCTCAAGCTCGGCACCGTTCCGCCCTGGTAGCGCTGCTTTGCGTTGCTGCGCACTGTGTCCGGGTCCTTGTGCTGCTTGAGGTCTGCGCACACGTCCCGGGCACGGCTCACGGCGCGGCTCTCCTTGACGACCAAGCCTGGGTCGACGTCCCGCAGTGCGGCTATGAGTTTGGCCGTCTGCGCAGTGTCGGGCGAGGGGACGCCGGAACTCGGTCTCGGCGCGGCTGTGGTCGGCTGCTTTGCGGGCTTGGCGGGCGCTGTGGCGGACGGTTTGGCTTCGGCCTCGGCATTGTCCTTGTCGTCCTCGAACAGCGACAGGATTCCCCCGAGTACGAGCACGCCCGCACCGACCGTGATCCATGTACGGGTCTTCTTCTGCACTGTGGCCCCTCCTTACCGGCAACTGCAAGATCACTCGTGCTTATCACGCATCGGCACCGTAGACGTGGGATAGATCGATATCCGCCACGGGGCAGCGGAAAGCCCCGCCCGGCACGATGGCCGAACGGGGCTGGTTCCGTCTTGAGGGCTCTACCGGATCACGTCGTCCGGGGTCGGTCCGGCGCCCAGCTTCGGGGCGCACACGGGGCAGGCGTACAGGGTTCTTCCAGAGCTGCTGGTGCCCTGTATCCATCGGATGGCGACGGGGGCGCGGGTGACCGTCTTGCACTCGGTGCAAGGTTCCACGTGGGCAGTCGGCACGACAGGGAACCGCTCGTCCAGAGTCATGCGGACACCCCCGCGGTGGTGAACGAGGACGCCGGGAACGGGGCTCCGGGGTAGCTGTACGGGTAGTCCTCGCCGAGCGTGGCGAGGAAGAGAGCTCGTCGCCGTTCTTGGATCACGCGGAGTTCTAGGGTGTCCTCGGCTTGGCGCCGGAACAGCTCGGCCGCTTCTTCCTTGCTCGGGCTCCGCCACGGGGACAACCACGGGCTGACGGGGGCGGGCTCGGGGGTCGGCACGGGCACATGGGCGGGGTCCGCTGCGTGGCGTCCGTGGGCGGGCTTGAGCAGGCGGAACAGCAGCACCGCAACGGGTGCCAGCACCGCCACCAGGGCGAGGGCGATAACATCGCGCATAAGTCGTTCAGCTCCTTCGAAGCTGTCTCGGCGAGCCCCGGCGGACCGGTCCTAAGCGGTCTTCCGGGGCGTTTTCGTGTTCGACGATAGCCCTTTACGTCAAGACACGTAAAGGCTCGTAAAGGAACGTCAACGAACGTGGCCGTAAGTGTGCTGTCGTTGTCCTCGCGCTAGCGTCGTCGGCATGGACTACAGCCCCGACGCGAAGATCATTCGCGATGCGCCCGAGCCCCCGTTTGAACAGCTCGCGGGCATCCTGCGGGCGCGCATCGCCCGCGGGGACTGGAAGCCCCGTCGTCCGATCCCTGCCGAGTCCCGGTTGGGCGAGGAGTACGAACTTTCGCGGCCGACCGTCCGCCGTGCGATCGCTGTCCTGGTGGCCGATGACGTGCTGTTCGTCGTCCCGCAGCGAGGTACATACGTCCAGGGCAGCGAGCCCGCCGGCGAGGGCGCGTCGTAGCCTCCGGCCGCGAGTGTTACCGGAGCCGTGACGGGCGCGCGGTGGCGTCTGCCGAAGCGGCATACGATCATCGGCGGGCCCCGGTCTGGTGCCGGTGGAGTCGGCAATGGGAAAGACCGGGGCCCAATCAGCGCAGAGCCCCGCCCGCACGCCTCGGAGGGAAGCGCACGGGCGGGGCCCAGAGGTGGCACCCTCACCTGCGAAGCGGCACCCCAGTGAAGGGGCGGACCGGGGCGAGAGCTCAAGCGCGTCTGCTTGGTCCGGGCACGTCTGCCCACGCTCAAGGCTTGTCCGGTCGGGGGTGCCACCAGATCGGGGTTACATCGGAGGGGACTCCGTCACGGGTTGATCGTGAAGGAGCAGTTGCAGTCTCCGCATTCGCAGTACGCCGACCCATCTTCCTGCGGGTAGACGGTGACATTGCTGGACCCGCAATTGGTGCAGTTCATGACACTCCTAACGCTTGGTCACTGAAAGACCGAATGCGCGGACAGGCAACCAGGTTCCTCGCACATGATGAGCACCCCTAGAGAGCCCTGGTCATGGACTGAGACCCGCGCGGAGTTGCACCGCTTGCACCTGAGCCTGCCTTGTGCCCCCAGGTGCGCCCTGGCCCGTGCATTGGTCTTGTTGGTGATCTCGGGCTTGTGCATGACTTCTCCTGCCGTCCGCTTATATGCCTGTGGCTGGTGTCACATGGTCCCGCACTCGGCATCCACGTGTGCAGGAGTTACGTACACCCGCCCGGCCGCCGACCGTCCTAAGGGGGCGACCGGGCGGGCGTGGTTCCCGCCCCTGCCGGGATAGGTGATGTGTAAGAGGCGCATCATCCATGACCCAGCGGGGCGGAGTCTGTTGAAGCCTTCCGGCTGTCCCCCGTACAGCCGGAAGGGGGTGGGTACCCGGTCGACCGCTGGACCTCAACCGACGGTCGACCGGGCGTTGGTGCCCGCCCCTCTGTCATCGGCATGGCGCCTCGGGGGATGCGGGCGCCGCAGAGGGGCAGGCGGTCTAGGGGGTGCCGTGCTGGTGCGGCAGGCAGAACGCTTCGAGCCGCTGCGCGGCGTCGACCAGCGTGCGCAACTCGTCCATGCCTTCCTGCCACTCGCGCAACCGGGCAATGACGACCTGGGCGAGTTGATCGCGGAATTCCTGGGTGTCGTAGACGGTCGGGCTGTAGGCGGGGGTCAGCGCGTCCGCCGTCACGTCACCTGCCGGGGGCGCAGGGGGTTCGGCCGATGCGACCACGAAGGGCGGGCGAGTGCGCTCCGCGTCGGCGGGATGCTGCTCAACTATCGGCCAGTGAGGCTCGGGCATCACACCTCCCCGTGGGCACGCGCGTTGTGGGTGCCCCATCCCGCGCTGAACTCGGCCAACTCTTTCTCAGCCCTGCGGATCGCGGCTTTGTCGCGCTGCACCTTGGCCCACTGAAGCCTTCCTGTAGCCCCGTTGACGGCGTCTCGGAACCGGTCACAGACTCGGCAATGGATCACCATCTACGCGCCCGGTTGAGCAGGGTGACGCGGGCGCGAAGGCGCTCGTTGTCGGTGGCTCGGCGGTACGTGGTGGTGTGCCAGGGGTCTCCGCCGTCCAGCGGGCGAAGAGTCACCTTCCGGCCGTCCCAACCGATCACCTTGCCGACTTGATCGCGCGCGGGGTCGGTGACCAGCTCCCCTAGTCCGGGGGCCCATTGGGCGGTTCCGTGCTGGTTGACGGCGAAGGCCGTCCGGTGCTGATCATCCATTGCGGTGCGCCTCCTCCCAGTGCCGGCGGGACTCTTCGCGGGCCCACGCGTCCAGGTCCCAGTCACAGGCCACCCACGCCGACCGGCGCATGTTGTTCAGGCTCGTACAGCGCTTGCACTGATCGACGAGCATGCCGACGACGATGCCGCCGACGCCGGGCGAGTGAGGCAATGAGGGCAACGGTTCCGCCCTCCGCTTGGTGCGAACGTTCTTGCTGGACATGGCCGCTCCCCTCCGTAGTGCTTCCACTGCCGGGGAGGTTCAGCGTGACCTACAGTCAGAGTGTCTTCAACTTGCGAGGATTGCTCGGAGAGTTGGGAGCCTGGATGGTGAACCGTAAGGAACTGGACCCCGAAGAGTCGCCTGGTGCGCGCTTCGGGCAGCGGTTACGTGCGCTGCGGGACGAGCGCGGCTGGACGCAAGACGATCTAGGCGAGCGCATGGGGTGCTCCGGAACGCACATTTCCGCCGTCGAAACTGGTCGACGTCCGCCAACTACCCGCTTTGCGAAGAGTGCCGACAGGGTGTTCGGCACGGGGGACAGACTCGAACGTCAGAGCAGTGCCGTGCGTCACACGGCGCTCATTGAAGGATTCCCGGAGTACGTGACGCACGAAGCACGAGCCACAGAGGTCAGGCTGTATGAGGTGGGCGTCATCCCTGGTCTGCTCCAGACACCGGAGTATGCAGCGACGCTAGAAGCGGATGCGGTACGGCGGGAGGCGATCACTCCCGAACAAGCTGACGAGCGAGTGCAGCTGGTGGCGAAACGGCAAGCCACCCTTGTACGGTCGCCGTCGCCCCTGATCTTCGCGGTACTTGACGAAGGGTGCATCCGCCGACCGATGGGGGACCCTGCTGTCATGGATGCTCAGTTCGCGCGCCTGCTTGAGTTCGCCGAGCTGCCGAACACCGTGTTGCAAGTTGCGCCGTTCTCCATGGGGGCGCGCAGGCCGTTCAACTTGCCGCTCTACATCCTGACGCTGCCGGACCGCTCGCTGATGTCCTACGCCGAATCGGCCCACCGGGGCCATCTCGAACGTGAAAGTACGTTCGTACTGCCCGTACTGACCGCCTACCATCAGTTGCAGGCCGAAGCGCTTTCTCAGGCTGCATCTGTGGCCGTGATCGAGCAGGTACGAAAGGGCATCTCGTGAAGACCGATTCCCCCCGTTGGTTCAAGTCCTCCTACAGTGGTAACGGCGGCGCCTGCGTCGAGATTGCCGCCGACTTTGTCACCACGCGCGGCGTGGTCCCCGTCCGTGACTCCAAGGACCCGAACGGCCCGGTCATGGACTTCCCCGCCGATGCATTCTCATCCTTCGTGGCAGGCGTCAAGGCTGGACAGTTCGGCAGCGTCTGACCACTCCTGACTACCCGAAGCGCGTTACAGGCCCCGCCGCTCCATCCTCTTCGGAGCGGCGGGTCTTGGTATTAGGCAGCAAGGCCGAAGGACACGAACACGGCTCGGGCCCGCTGGTCGGGCGGTCCTGGCTCGGGCGTGAGGTCAGCGAGGTACACGCCCCACGCGCGCGCCGCCCCTCGACCCCGTCACTCTTTACAAGTGGCGGGGCGTGTCGCAGATGCCCGCAGGGCGCAGCCCTCTGCCGCGGACTCGGCGTATGGCGTCCAGTTTGGTGGGCTTGTGCTGCCCGTACTGGCATGCGGTCCATGGCTCGTCCCACTGCACCCAGATTCCGGATTCGGGGCTGCGGACCCACTCGACCGAGCCGGCGAGCACGCGCGTGGGGGTGTGCCTGGCCAACAGGCGGAAGCCCGAGTACTTGGCGGTTCGCAGCAGGCGTGCCACGACTCCGCCTTGTGATTCCAGAATCAGGGCCAGATCCTCACACGATCCGATCTGGTCCTCGCCCAGCACGGTGGGCAGGGTGGGGCACTCCGTCCAGCCCGCTTGGGTCTGTACATGCACCGTTGTCTGAACTCGGGACTCCTTGCAGTGTGTAGCCATGCGACCACGCTAGATCAGGTGTTCGATCTTGGGAAGGGGAATTTACGGATATGGGTAGCGTGGGTGATCTTGCCCAGTGCGGCCTAGGTTCGGCGGCTCTTGACGGGCGAACCCTGCCGCTGTACGCAAAAATCCCCCGCCGAAGCGGGGGATTTGGGCTATCGGACGTCGCGGCGGTCCGGCGGACCGGACAGCAGTAGTGGGACCTCGCCGGCTCGGCGGGTGACCGTAGCGACTGTGCGCCCCTCGACGTCCCGGACGTGAATGTCCACCAGGGCGCCGCAGCGGGTGACGGTCACGGTTCCGCCGTCACGAGTCGGGATGGTCACCACGTGAGCGCCCATTCCGCGAGCGTCTTCCGCCCTTTGCTGGAGTTGCAGGGTTGGCATGCGGGCGCCACGTTGCGCTCTACGTCGTGCCCGCCGAACCCAAGCGGGGCCACGTGGTCAAGGGTCGTAGCCTCGCTGTCGCAGTAGCAGCAGCGCGAGCCCCAACGCTCGAATATCGCCGCGCGGCTGTACGGCTCGTGGTCGGCGCCGTACCGGCGAGCCCGATCCTTGGACTTGTGCCGAGCGTGCGCGTCCGGGTTCTCACGCTTCCACTGTCTGGCTCGGGCCTGCTCTTGGTCCCGATGGGCGTCACGCCAACGTTTTCTGGAGGCTCGAACCTTGTCTCGGTTGCGTTCTCGGCAGTCCCGCGCCCGCTCGCGGACTACCTCTCGGTTGGCATCTGCGTGCGCCTTTGCCGCGGCACGCTTACAGACCTTGCAAGCGCCCGTCAGCCCGTCACGGTTGTCGGGTGCCGCGTAGAACTCCCCAACTGCTTTAGTCACTCGACACTTTGCGCAGGTCTTCACCATGCCCGAGCTCCCGCCCGGTACAGCTCGGCGAAACGTTTCTGCGCTTTGCAGCGAGCTTCGTGCACTGCCTTTGGGGTGGTGTTCATGTCCGCAGCCAACTCCGCGTCCGAACCGTGCTGCCCGTAGTCACGCACCGGGGATATGCCGTGATCGGCTTTGAGTACGTGACGCTGCCGTTCGCTCAACAGGCCCAAGCTGTGGTGGACTTGCTTGCGGATGGTCTTGCGCCTGGTGCTCTCGTAGTCGGTGTGATCGAGCAGATCGGCAGGGACACCACTCTCGGCAGCGACCACGTCCCCGAGGGTGATTGTGTCGCCGTACAGGTCTTCATTCAGCGGGCGGTCGAGCGAATCCGTGCCGAGCCAGGACAGCAGCGCGGCATGCGCGTGCCCAGGGCTCATCTTGCGCGAACCCATCGCATCGGTGCTCGCGATCCGAGCCGCGTCATAGGGGTCGCCGGCCGCCAAGGTCAGGGCTAGGTCGAAATCCTTCACCGCCTGCTCAGTGACACCGGGTCGGCTGATCTGCCGTCGAAGATTACGCATCACAGAGCGCAACTCCCTGTCAATGAACGCCATGAACTGGGCACCGCTTTCGCCGTCAAATTTCCCGAGGTACTCCCATACAGTGATGCGGCCAGCCTGAGCAAGATCTTCCGCCAAATCATGGTCAGTTAGACCGAAATTTGTGGCGTAGTTAGAGGCTCGTTGCAGGATAAGGGTTTCCGTCTCCGCTATTACGGCACTTACTGCATCGATTTCGTTCCGCTTGGCTGCCGCAATCATGTCCGCAGTCAGGTGCGTCATTGAGCATCGCTCCGTGTTCGGGTGGCTTTGCTCCTCGTGGGGAGCAGGGCTTGCCCGGAACGGGGCGTGCGAAGGCCAGAAAGGGGCCGTGACCCTTACTCAATGCGCTTTAAAAAGGGCATGAAAAAGCCCCGTCCCGGTGTCGCAGGACGGGGCTTGCGCATTGCCTAATCACTGCTTGCTTTCCGAACTTAGGGGTCGGAAATGAAAGCGGCAAAGCTGTTAATACAGTTGAAAGCGGGACACATTGCTTTAAAAGCTCTAAATCACACCCCTAGTTGAGATCTTCATGTCACGCCGAGTGAAAGTTGTGAAGGGTCTTCACTCGCGAGAATGGTTTGCGCCGTCTGCTCTCCTACTTGAGGAGGATCAAGGGCTCGCCCTCTTGATCACTTCGTGACCATTGGCAGCACAACCGAGGGCGGGTGTTAAATGTCCGCGAGCAAATACCACGGCGCTCGGCGAAGGCGGTGATCAGTAATCGGCGCCGTACAGGCTGCCCCACGACCGGCCGCCTATCTCTGCCTCGGCCTCGATGGGCACCCCGTAGAGGGGCCACGTCATGCACTTTTCGAACTCGCGGGCTATCTCCTCGGCCTCCTTCTTTGGGACTGAAGCCAACAGCTCGTCATGAATAGGCAAGCGGCAGTATTCGAGCAGTCCAGCGGATTCGGTATTCAACATGGACTGTCCGAGCACGTCACGGGCAGCGCTTTGACACATGTAGTTCGTTACGGCGTATGTGCGGTCCCGGTCCAATGGCAGCCGGCGACCGGTCGCAGAAATCGAGACCATGCCTGTTTGAAATGCCTCGCGCTGCCAGCGTGAAGCGGCTCGACGAATCTCCGGATACAGCTTGTCGTACGCCCTTAGGGCGCGCTGTACATCCTCGATAGGGGCGCCAGACTGACGCGAGATCGTTTGCGCACCGCCGCCGTACACCTTCCCGAACCCGATTGCCTTAGCTAGCTTTCGATGGGCTTTGGTGAAGTTCCGACCGAATACGAGTCGGGCCGTGAAGTCGTGCAGATCCTCGCCCCCGGATATCGCCTCTTTCATACGCCTCACGTCGGCGAGGGCAGCGAGGACGCGCATTTCTACGGCGCTGAAGTCAGTTGAGATCACGACGTGCCCGTCATCGGCGAGCAGACAGCGCCGGATCATGGCGTCCGAGGACGGAAGGGTTTGGAGCGCCGGACGCGTGATGGACATCCGACCCGTGCGAGCGGCGAGCGGGGATATGAACGGGTGCACGCGACCCGCGGCGTCCACAGTGTCCAGGAACGTCCGCGCGTACGCCTTCCCCCACTTCCCGGCCCGCTTGCTCCGAAGTACCGCCACAGCCAAGGGATTTGGCGTGCGGGTGTCGAGCGGTTCGCCCTGTAGGGACAGGTCCGCGAGGCGGGACAGGACTGCCTTGTCCACCTTGACGGCCCCCGAGTCGGTCCGCTCGGTCAGCGTCTCGCCCATGCCCACGAACGCCTCGGCCAACTGCGCCGTCGAGTTGACGTTGGTCACCCCGTACCGCGCGGCCTGGTCGGCGTACTGCTGTGCGTCGTCGCGTAGCCGGCGGTCGAGCTGGTGCGTGTAGTCGAGATCGAGCACCAGGCCCGTGCGCTGCATGTGGGCGCACAGCCTCGCTATCTCATGCTCGTACGTGACCAGCTCGGGGCGCACACCGAGCCGCGCGAGTTCGCGCCGTAGCTTCGGTTCGAGCCGAGCAGTCAGCAGTACGTCAAGCCCCGCGTAGAGAAGGAAAGTTGGGTCTTCCAGCGGGATGCCTGCCCACCCGGTTTCTTTGGTCAGCCCGAGGGACCTGAATACCGCGGTAAGCCCCGCCTGAGTGTCGGGCGAGGCGGGGTCTACCCAATACGCGGAAAGGGGCTTCAAGCCCGTACCTATGCCGCCCTCTTGGGGCTGCCTCGGGTCAATGAGCGCCGCCAACACGCGCGTGTCTGTCGTCCACGGTGCGAGGTCTTCCAGGGGAATGCCCGCGTGCCGGTCCAACACCAGCCAGTCATAGGGCGCGTTGTGGATGAGGATGTGGCGTGCCCGCGCCAGCGCGTCACGGGCGGAAGAGGCGAAGTACCCGCCTCGCTCGTATGGCAAAACCCACGCGTCGTGAGCGTCGCCAAACTGCACTGTGCGGAGCCGGAAAGTCGAACTGAAAACGTCCAGGCCCGTGGTCTCGGTGTCCACGGCGATTGGCCCGCGCCCGCGTGCCTGGTAGAACCATTCCCAGAACTCGTCTAGATCGTTGGTGGTCTCGGGCACGTGTACCGTGACCGGCTCGCTGGCTATCTCATACCGGAAAACCTTCATAACTTCCCCCTCAAAGCAAAAAAGGGGGCTGCCCACCTGGTGTAGGTGAGCAGCCCTGCGTGTGTTGGTGTTAGTTGCCGAAGATTCCCGGACCGACCGCATCGGGGCTTTCGTCGGCTAGGCGGAGCCCGCCCAGTGCAATGCCTTTGTTGGTCTTCTTGCGCACGGCCCCGCGTTCCTCCATGGCGTCGTAAAAAGACCGCCTGGTCCACTGTTCCTTAGCGGGCAGATTCTCGGCCTCGCACCATTCGAGATATGCGTTGAACGCGTCGTTTCCATTGATCACAACGGCCTCGTCGGCGGACTCCAGCACGCCCGGTAGGAAGCCCGCGAGCGGGTCCGAGGTCTCGCGGTACTCCTGACTTGCACCCATGATGACCTGTGGGTCTTGCAGTCCACCCCGATACCACGCCATGGCCCCGCGCACAGCCCATGCTGCGATCCCCTCAGCCTCGGCGAGTAGCTTCCGGTCTAGGTCCGGGTCCCTCTCCTCTGGCGCAAACCAACGCTTGAAAGGCAGCAACTTGACGCGCCGCCAAAGCCCATCATCCTGGCTTCTGAACTTCGGCTTATGGTTGGTTGCCAATAGCAGCAAAAAGGACGGCTTGAACTCGAAGAACTCTTGACGCAAGAACCGTGCCGAGATCATGTCCTTACCGGTCACCCCCTTGAGGATGGATTCGGACATGGGCTTGCCGGACTCGCCCTCGGACGCCATGACCAGGCGAGCCCCACGCAATGCTGCAATGTCATTCGGGATACCGCCGCTCTTGCGCTCCTCAAACGTGGCGAACGGAGTCGTGCGTGTGATGGCGCGGAACACCGAAGTCATGGTGTCCACCAGTACGCTTTTTCCGTTGGCGCCCTTGCCCCACAGCACACCGAATGACTGTTCCGTGGTGTGTCCGGTGATGCCGTAGCCGACCAGCCGTTGAATGTATGCGGGCATCTCCGGCATGCCCGGGAAGATCTCGGCGAGGAATGATTCCCACCGCGGACATGTCGCGTGCGGGTTGTAGTCGATATCGAGCGCGTACGTCAGTAGGTCCGCCTGGTCGTGCGGGCGGAGTCGGCCCGTGCGGAGATCAACCGTGCCATTCTTGAAGTTCAGCAGATCGGGCCGGTTATCAAAATCGGCCACCGCAATGGACACGTTGGGCACGGAACAAAGCTCGGTCAGTAGCGCGTCAATCCGGCTGGTCATCGTGAACCCGCGCGCTAGCTGGTTCTGACCGGCGAGCACCAACGCGGCGCCCATACGGTGGATTTCCTGCCGCACCCGCATGTCACTGCGGACCCAGACCGAGCCATTCCACGTGTAGAACCCGAGTCCCGCCGCGTACCGGATGCGGCCCCCCGACCACGCGACCAGCGCGTGAGCGTTCATGGCGTCGCTCTCGCCGTACGTGCTGACGAGCTTGGACAGGATCTCGGCAGCCTCGGCGCCCTGGTCGCGGGACACGGTGTCGGCGCCGGTTCGGTTGGTCAGCTCGGCGGTACGGGCCGCCGCTTCCCGCTCGGCGGACTGCCGGACCGGTCGGGCCCCCTTGACTGCACGGTGCAGCTCGGCGGGGAACGCCCGCGGGTCGCGCTCGCGCCAGTCGGTCAGGTCGTCGCCCGGGTGCGGAATGTCGAGCACCAGGGCCGTGACCCCGTGCGCGGTCAGCCCATCAGCGAGCCGGGCCGAAAAGCCGTTGCCCGCACGGTCGTTGTCTCCGCAGATGATGACGAGCTGTCCGCGTAGCCCCTCGGCGAGTTCGGCGACCAGTTCGGGCGAGCCGGCGAGGCTCGCGCCCCGGATGGCAACGGCGTCGTACCCGACTCCCACGGCCGTGAGCGCGTCCCCGGGCCCCTCAGTGATCAGGACCGTGCCGTATCCGCCGCCGCCCTGGAACCAGCCGTACGGCGACCAGCGCAGCCCCCGCGGGTTGATCAGGGACAGCCAGCGTGCGGGGCACTGCCCGCCGATGTCCCGACCCTGTAGCCCTCGGGCAACGCCATCGAACCCGTACAGGGGCACGGTCACCCGGGGATGCTCGCGGTACAGGCGGGAGAGATAGGGGAACCCGTCGCCCTGGTGCCCGTCGTCGACACCGAGCCCGAGTTCCGCGGCGGTGTCCATGTCGAGCCCGAACCGATCGGCGAGGTAGTCCCGGGCACGGGCGGACCACTCGGCCGAGTAGTCGCCGAGAGCGAGCCCCGTGCGGTCGGCGTACGCGGCGAGCGCTGCCGTCTGCGCGACGGGCACCAGCTCGGGACGCTCAGCCGGAACCGTGGCACCCGGGCCCGACACGTTGAACAGGTCGGACCAGGTGAGCCGAGCCGCTGAGATCACGTCCGCCGTGTCACAGCCGGCGCGGCACGTGAGCCTGACTTTCAGGTCCTCGCCCCTCCATATACGGAGACTCGGGCGAGAGTCCTGGTGAGCGGGGCACGCGGCGACGTAACCCCCGTCTGCCTGGTCCGTGACGGACTCGAACCGGGAGAGCAGATCAGCGAGCATCACGAGCGCTCACCTCCGCCCGGGTGCTGCGGTAGTCAGCGAGCAGCTGCGCAAAATCGCGGAGCGTTGTCGTCAGGTACCAGCGGCCCGAGTCGAGCCCGCGTGTGCTGATGCTGAACCCGTACAGCTCGTACATGTCCCGGGCGGTGTGCCCGAGGGCGAGCCGCACCCGCGTCCACGTCCGAACACCGAAGTGCACACGGCCTGTAGTGACCGCAGCGCCGCGAACCTTGCGCACGGCTACCCCGTACGGAAACCCGGCGTGACGCGCCTCGGTCTCTGCCTGTCGAATCCACGTCGGCACGGCGGGACTTGCGGTGTTTTTAGCTTCCAGAACGAACGGCGCGGCGTGGATATCGCCCACATCGCGGGCGCCTTCCTGCGCGGCTCTGCGGACGTTCTCGCCGTTCATCGGGGCGTGGAGGCGGCCATGCTCGTCCACCAGACCGAGGAACCGGTTCAAGTAGTCGCGAATTGCCGACTCCCAAGCGGTCCCCTTCTGCTTGTTGGGGTTAGCCACGGCCCCACCACCAGGCGAGCACAGCAACAGTCGCCGTGACCGCGAGCAGCAGAGCGGCGAACACGGCAGCGATGATGAGAGCGGCAGTCACTCGCCCTCCCCGTGCCGTATCTGTGCGCCCCGTGCCATGGCATGGGCAGCCGCAGCGAGGTACCGCACCCAATCGGTACGGCGCTGGTATCCGGGCATGAGCCACAGCACGTCACCCGCTTCGAGCGCCCGAACATCCCCGAGTGGCGGGGCGTTTACCGCCGAAATTCTGAGTTCCATCCGTCCCCCTATGCGAAAGGGCCGGACAGCACCTCGCGGGTGCTCTCCGGCCCTTCCTGTCTTGCGTCCTACTGGTCTCGTTCACCCGTCGCGTCGGGGATGATCAGCCGCACATGTTCCGCGGTAATCCACTCCCGTCGGAGCGAGCGGCGCTTGGCGAAGCCGGACTCGGTTCCGGTCGGACGGACCCGCAGCATGGGCCTAAGGCGCCCGTCCACCAGTCGAGTTGTCACCTTGTCCACGATGGCGTCAGCCATTCGAACTCGGTTTCCTTGCCTTGCCGCGTACGCGACTAGATCACCCCGATACAGTTCCTCGCCGCCGTAGTCGGCAACAACCCCCCGCTTACCCATTTCCGGGTTCCTCCTTGTAGTTCAAAAGATGCAGATAGGCAGTGAATGCCTGTTGTGACACGACGCCGTTTCCGGCAGCCTTCAGCTGACGTGCTCGGTTGAGCCCCGGGATATGTGTGATCCAGCCTCGCGGTAGCCCCATCAACCACTCGGCGAAAACGGACGCGAGCCGTCGACCACCGCGGGGTCCGAACTCGACCGGCACCGGGGCCGGCGAGCCCATGAGTGTTTCCCAGCGGTGCACAGCAGGGGCGAACTCGGCCCACCATTCCGGCGGAGAGTGGAAGGCACCAGGGGTTTCCTCGGCGGTGTCCGGGTCGACCGGCAGCAGAAATGAAACCTCATCATCGAGATTCGGTCCGTGCCCACCGGCCTTGCGCTTGTCAGGATGCTGCGGGGCACCATTCGATCCCAGATTTGCGGTTGGGGTCTTGAACAGCTTGTGTGCGCGTTCCTTGTCGAAGAGCCGCGCCACGGCGGTAACGAGATCCTGTCCACCGCTTCCCTGTCTCGCCTCCCGCGCGAAATCCGGTCCCTTAGACGCGTCGGATGCCAGCGGAGTCGGTAGCAGGGGTGGCGACGAGGAACCACCTATCTCGGTGGTGGGCGGCTCCAACTGCGGACGCTCGAAAGCAAGTCCATCGTGCGTCATACCCGCTCTCGGCCAGCCCCGCGAGTACGTGCGCGAGGCCCCTGTTTCGGATGGCGGATACGTTCTCCAAGAAAACGAACCGTGGTCGAAGAACGCGAACGCTTTCGAGAACGCTTTCCCAGATACCCGACCGTTCGCCATGAATCCCCGCCCTCTTCCCCGCGTTACTGATGTCTTGGCAGGGGAACCCCGCCGTGATGATGTCCACCTCTCCCGTGATGGTGGCCCAATCAAATTGGGTAATGTCTCCGATGTTGCGTGCGTGCGGATAGCGAGTCGCCAGGATCAAAGACGCGTACGGATCAATTTCCGCAACGATCTTGATCCTGTCCCCGGTCAGAGCTTCAACAGCCCGCCCGATGCCGCCGTAACCGGCGCACAGCTCAAGAATTGGTATGTGTTTCCCCCGCGAAAAGAGGGGCCCCGCAGCAGTCTCCGGAGCCCCCAGCCGGCTAGAACTGCGGGTCGGCTACCGCGTCGTTCCAGGACTTGAGGACGCGGATTACCGGCTTGCGGTAAGAGACGTCGCGCCCCGCCTTGGTGGTGAACTCCACGAGCTCAAGCGAAAGTTCGGCCAGCGCCTCGCCACCCACCTTGTCCAGCGCGTTCTCTACCTCGTGCAGAACCTCGGCCAGCTTCCACGAGCCCGTCTGAAGACGGAAAAGGCCAAGGTCGTAATCCTCGGCAAGGCGGAACGTTACTGCAATGGACGGAGCCGGACCCCGCTTTGACTTGGCAGCCGCCTTACGGTCCTCCATCAGGGCCGGGCAGTGGCACGGCTTACCCTTGTCCTCATCCGGCGACAGGAATTCAACACCGTCGCAGTGATGAATCAGGCTCGAACCGTTCCACAGCTTGAGGTCCGACGCAATCGCGTCAGGGCCGGAGAGAACAATCTTGACCTTATCCTTGGTCGTCAAAACCTCGATGTAGTTCTCGGAAGTCGAGTCGGTCTCAACCGGAGTGCCGCCCATGAGCTGAGCAACAGCCGCGGCAACCTCCGGATCCCCCGTGGTCACACGCCAATCGTTGAGAGCAACGGGAACCCCGTTCTCCTGCTTACCGCCGTGGAAGCGCCCAACGGTGTCATCTGCGAACGCCGCCTTCGGCTTGGCGGACGGGTCGGTCTCAAAGATACGAATAGCCATGGTGGCTAGTCCTCCCTGGTTTTGGGCATGAAAAAAGCGAGCCACGTTGGTCGGCCCGCTCGGGTCTGCGTGTGCTGTTGTCAGGCTGCGCGGCGCTGCGTCCCGGTGATGAGCCGGCGGACGCTCTCGGCGATCGGTACACCGAAAACGGTCTTGCTGATCTCGCGGTCCCACTGGAAGACATGACGCAGTGTCAGGAAGACGTTGAAAATCTCCTCATCAATGCGAACGGGCTTGAACACCCAGCCCTCCGGGGTGATGTGGAGTACCGCTGCACCGTCCACCTTCGGCATGGGCTCGGACACACCATCCGGGGAAATCACCCGGTCAGCATGCGCGTACGCAGCGAGCTGTAGCGCCACGTCCGGGTAGGCGCCCTTGGACGTCTTCCAATCGACCATGAGCGTGTGCCACTCGCCGTGTTCGTGATCGGGCTTGCCATCCTCACCGAGCCGTACCCGCACAATGGCATCAAACGAGCCCGCATATCCGTGCTCGTCGGACCAGGCCACATCTTCGGCGCGGATCAACTGCGGGCGCACAGCGGTAAGGAACTCCGCGAATCCGAGCCGGTAGGGCTCTAGGTCCGGATGAACACGGCCGATCTCTTCCAGGCGAATCATGCGTTCGAAAAGGTCGTGAGCATCGGAGCCAACTCGGGCCCGTAGCTTGGTGTACCGGGTGTGTGCGTTGCGGAGGTAGTCAACGGCCCCGGTCTCGTCGCGCTCGGCGATCGATGCCACCGCGGGCAGGTTGGAGACTGCCGTTTCTGCGGTCATGCGGGCCGCCCAGAACGTCAGGTATGGCTTTGGAAGCATGCCGACGATGCTGGTCACACCAGGCACCTTCTCGGCGGTCTCAGGGCTGATGTAGAAGCGCGAGCCACCGCGCTTGATAGTCCGAATGGGTCCGGGCATGCGTAAGTCCCCCTCGGGATTTGATGGGTTGGGGTAAGAGGGGTGGCAGAGTGACGGTTCAGTCCTATTTTTTAGAAACACAAGAAAAAATAAGAAAGAAGAGGGTTGGGGGTCACTTCTGCCACCCCGTCACGCTGATGTCAGCGCGGGACCGCGAGCCCGTCCGCTGCCTGGTGCAGCTCGGCGAGAGACCCGCCGTTGGTCAGCACTGCGTCCGCGGGGAAGCCGTCCAGTGCGGTCTCACTGACGTGCTGCCGCTCGTCCCGGCTCACCGGTCCGTGATCACCGGGGCGCACTACGCGGACGAGGAGGAACCCACGCTCGCGCAGTGCCTCGGCTTCGTTGGTGTGCCGCACGTCGGTGATGACGACGGGCACCGCCCATCGGTCGGCGGTGTCCACCTTGGTCAGGGCGAGCCGGAGCCAGATCGCAGGATCGTGCAGCCGCATAGCTTCCCCGAGCCGTTGCAGGGTTCGCCGCACTTCGGGGCGCTCTTTGGCGCGCTCCCATCCGTGCTGGCGCACCGTGTCAGACAGCCGTATCGGGAGGGCCCCGAGGGCTGTCGACTCGGCACTGACAATGGGGTCAAGGCCGAGCGCTGCGTACCGGAGAGGGTCAGCGAACGCCACGCGTGCGAAGTTATGCCGCGCGACCAGGCGGGCGCCGATCGTGTCCTTACCGGCCCGGGCCCGCCCGATCAGTGCCACGTGCCGGCAGGTCATGCGATCAGCTCGTAGTCGGCTGCGCGGGTCTTGTGGTTCTCGGTGCGCTGGACGCCCTCGCCGACACCGAGCACGGCGGCCGCCACGGCCAGGATCAGCGCGTCCGGCAGATCGGGCACGTAGTGCACGACCAGGGCGACGACCGTGACGAGCACGGCGTAGATACGGGCGGGGTGGGTGCGTATGAAGTCCATGCGCCCACTCACTTCCAGTACAGGCCGGCGACGCGGCGGGCCGTGACGGTGGCGTCCTCGCTACTGGTCATCTCGAAGCGCACGCTCTCGCCGGAGGAGACGAACCCCGCGTGCGTAAAGTCCACGAAGCTACTGCCACTGGTCGCGATGCGCTCGATGATCGGACCGTCCCACCGACGGCCGTCCTCGGCCTGGTGATAGAAACGGCCCTGGATCACGATTCCAGAGGGAGTAGTGAGCGTCAGATAGACCGTGCCGGAGTAGGACTGAGCACCCGGGTAAAGGTCTGCGCCGTTGATCTCTACGGGCGTCCAGGTGTTGCGCTCCAGCGTCAGAGTGTCGCCGCTGTACTCGGCGCGGGTGTAAGGCATGTCGTCTCCCTTAGGGTCAGTCGTGGTCGGTGTCTGGCCGTTCGCCGCGGCGACGATCCCGGGGAAAACCTCGCCGTAGAACTGCGCAACGCGCGCATCTCCGGGACAGTCGGTGCCCCCATCGGCCCACGGGCTGTACAGCCGGTGGAAACCAAATCCGGGGTCATCGTGCGAGCGGCAGATACGTAGCGGGATCCCGTGATGCTGGTGCATCCACACGCCGATCTCGATAAGCGTGCGCACCTGCGCCGGAGTCCACGGGTCGCTTGCGTCGTCGTTGCTCGCGGTCTCGACGCTGACGGCCCCGCTGCCGTCTCCGCGTCGGTTGGCGAGGTAATTTGCGTCCGCTCGCGTCTCGGTGCCGATGTACTGGGCAGTCGAACCGTCATAGCCAACGCCGAAATGGCTCTCTAGATTCGTGGAGTCCCGCCAGAACTCATAGGTCCGCCGCGGGGTCCACGCCGCGGCAATGCTGTGAAAAATAAGCTGTGTTGGTCGGATGGCGGGTTGGTCATCCGATTCGGGCTGTAGCTCCATTTTGCTGGCGTTGGGGTACCAAGCCATGGTGAGTCACCTTTCTGTGGGCATGAAGAAACCCCGCCCGGTCGCTCCGGGGCGGGGTATCTGAGTTCTACTGCGCTGCTCGCCAGCTACGCCTTGCCGGTCGCCTTTGCGACGGCTGCACCAGCAGCCACCACACCGGATACCGCAGCGATCGGCAGGGCATATTTCCAGCGCTCCAAATCCCGTATGCGGGTTTCGTGGTCGGCCACGTGAGTATGTAGTTCCTCGCCTTTCTCGGCTACCGAGCGCATGTCCTCGCGGAGCCCGACCACTTCGTCGTAGATTTCGCGGGCTCCGATGCTGACCACGCCTAGCGGCTCTTGGTCGCGTCTGTCCTCACTCACATTCCCCCTTTTGCTGTTCCTACGGTGGCGGGGGCGTGTTCGGGTCCGTGGGCGGGTCGGGTGTCAGTCCCGCGTCTTGCGGTTCGCCTTGATTGGCGGTCCCGCGGAGGGTGAGTGTCTGCGTCACCTGTCCACCAGTCCCGGACGTTTTGATCCCGATCACCCATGCCAGGGTGTCCAGTCGAGCCCCCGTGCTGTCCCGTACGCGAACCACATCCCCGAGTTCAATCCGGGGGTCGGGCAGGATCTCCACCGATTGCATCAGCGGGACGGGCCACGCTCCAGCGTCGCGCAGTGTCTCCGCCAACGCCTTTGCCGAGGCGAGGTCTTGCACCCACCCTTTTACGTCGTGCTCGTATGCCTGTGTGCCGTATGCGCGCTGGCTGTACTCATTCCACGCCGACCACATCCAGTGTCCGGGCTCGCCGTCCGGGGCAAGGGTGGTGAGCTGCGCGCCGTGGTAGTAGATGGTGCGGTTGTCGTCCCTGTTGCGCAGTGAGAGGGTGATACCCCCCAGGTCTCTGCGCATGGTCACGTCGATGCTCCATTGCAAGAGCGCCGAGTCAGGGTCCGCACCGTCACGGATGACCACCGTGTCTGGTACGTCCGTGCTGCCGCCTGTCTGTAGGCACTTCGGCGTGCGCGGGTCGGTCTTGGTCTCCTGAATGGGGATGGACCGGACCAGGGTTTCCCCCGGCCCAATGGGCATGGGCGATACGCTGTCCCTGAGGATCTCCGCCTTTCCCGCACGGACAGCGTCCCAGTCAGATACCCGGACCGTGCAGTAATTACGGCATGCGTCAATTTCTTCCGTGATGGTGAGTCCTGCGAGTTCACGCGATGAGGTGACTTCCACATCGGCGGAAGTCGGCGGGTCACTCCAGCGCGTGTGATCCTTCCAGAGGAAATGCCCGTCCGCTGTGAACTCTGCGGTGGCGAGGGTGGCGCGGGCTATCTCGGTGATCACATCCCATGCCGTGCCGCGTATGGCAGGCAGCATGCGCAGCGGAAAGCGGGGCCGGCTGAGCGAGGCGCTGCGCTTCCACGTCCCTTCCTGTGTCACTTCGGCAAGGGTGGTGGGCTGTGCGGTGAGTGAGGACATTTGGAAGCACTCGGCGCGGAGGTTCGTGAGGCTGAATCTCACTCGGTCGAGAGCTGATGCGAAGCGCATCACGGTGGCATCGAACCATCCGTCAGGGAGGAATGCCGGAGCGCCGTTGTCGACCGTGACGACGGGCGTGATAGCGATTTGGTTGGGCGCGCGGTACCGCACCCACCAGCCGACATGCAGCCGCTTGCCCTCGGTCTTCAGCAGCGGCCACTTCCAGTTGATGTAAGCATTTTTCGTCGGGTCGTCGTTGCGTCCGCAGTAAGCCGACATGGTGCCCTGGGTGAAATTAACGCTGAGCGTCAGATTCTGATTCCAACCCTGAGAGATAGACCACGTGGTGTGAATCTCTACGGCCGAGTCCAGGCTGTATGGTTTCTGGTTGACCGCATAGAACTCGTACCAGGTTCCGCCATAGTCGAAGGACGGCAGTCCCTCCGGGACGTACGTTGCCCGGTAAGGGTCGGTGAACCCTCCCTCGGCCGCGCACTCGAACGGTGCGCCTTCCTTGTACCACTCGCGCCAACTGCCCCACACCGATTCGAGATAGCCAATGTCGGCAGCTACTCCGCCATGCAGCGAGGCGTAGAGCACGCAGCCCGGACGCGGGGGAGGGCACGTGTGGATTCCTGCGGCCCGTAGCAAGTGGTCGACCACCCACACGGGGCTTGCAACCCACGGGGTCGACCACCCGGTGAACCTCAGAGTTCCGTCGGGTCTCGGCACCCGCGCAGGCATGCGCAGCCGCTCGGCCCCGTCCAGCGCGGACAGGCGCACCACATCCGTGCCGCTCGCGGCGCTGCGGCTGCGCACCGCTCCGCGGAAGGTGCCAAGCGTCGACCCGTTCAGCCCCCACCGGTGGGTGGCCGACTGCCCGGGGCGGGTCACGTCCCCTGTCGAGCGAGGCGCCCACGGCCCGTAGAGCGCTGGAGCACTCGCGCCTCCAGCACCGGTCACGTCCACTTCAAGCTGTGCGGATGAGCTGCCGGAAAATGCCCGCATAGCGTCGGGCAGATCGGTTGCATACGAGCGGTCGAGCGACCAGGACGCCACCTGTGCGCCCAGCTCACGACCGCCGAGCCGGACACTGTGCGCGGCGGCGCGCTCGCCGCTCTTGAGTGCTGCGTTCAGGGCAGCGTCAGCCTGTCGCACTGATCACCTCCACCAGTTCCAGGGTCACGTCACGCGCGGCGAGTTGTCCGGGCTGGATGGACTGTCCGTATCCGGTGATGCTGAGCAGCGGTGCCCCCTCGCCGGCGGGCAGGGGCGGGGCCTGGTCCCACACCATCAGCGAGGCCGAGCCGATCGGCGTTGCCGCGGTGGTCGAGGACACACTCACCCACGGGCGGGCATACGCAGCGCCCGGCGGAGCGGCGGCGGCTTGCCGCCCGACACTGGCGACCACTTCACCGGTGCTGTTCCGGAAGTCGACGCCCAGTGATGTCGATTTGCTGAACTGCGCTGCAAACACGGCCAGTTGGCCAGGCGTGATCGGGAACCCGTGTGCTCCGGCAGTCGGAACCCAGTAGATCAACCCGCCATTCGGCATCGTGACGTGGGCGAGCCCGCCCACATCCGAGAGCGCCCCACCCGTCCCCGTCACGGCGTATTGAGTGAGCGGGACCTTTCCCGCCTGCTGTGCCGCGGAAAATGCCTGTCGATTCCCGACGCGGAGCGCGGCATGCTCCGGGGTCGTCAGCGCGAGAAGGGACGGCCCGACGGGCAGGGCGGTGAAGCTACGGTGGAGCTTGACCCCGACCCGCACATAGGCCACGTTGTCCGGCACGGTGACGACCAACGGGCGGTCGGTGTACGCGCTGAAGAACCACGTCACGTAGGCGCCGTCTGCGCCGTAGCACCACATCCGCAGTTCCTGTGCCACCCCCGCGAGCGAGGGAGCCCACCACGTCACCTGTCGACCCGGGACCACGGGGTACGCCTGCGTCGGAGTCGGGGCGTACCACACGAGGGTGGTCAAGTCGTCCGGGGCTTGGAGCGAGGCCAGGACCGGCGCGTATGGCGTGCTGGTGGTGGTCACGTTCGGCGTGGACCACCAGGACGCCTGACCGGGCGCCGGGGCGAGCCCCGCGGCATGGTTGGCAGTCAGCAGGTTGCCGGCTGCCGGATCGATGACCACCACGGGCCCGGGACCGTCCACCCGGCGGGCGAGACGGTCCACGTGCGCGAGGTCGTCCGGAAGCATCGCGCGCCACGCGAGTTTGAGCCGCCTCGGCTGCACCTGGGGCGCCCACGTGGTGACACCCCCGCCCAGACTCCGGAACTCGGTAACACCGAGCGTCGGCGACCGGTCGAACGTGGTCGCTGCGTCCGTGAACTCCCGGAGCGCCCCGGGTCGGCCAATCCACATGCCCATTTCGTCGTCACCTCCTGGCGAGTTGTCGTTGCCCGGCCGCCACGGCACGGGCTATCTCGGTCTCTCCGACGCGCACCACGATTTCCCGGGCCCGCTCGCTCTCCAGCGCCCGTATGGCAGCGTCTAGAACGTTGTCCCGGGCCGTACTGACCGAGGGGGCCCGCACGGGTCCGGCGAGGCGTACGGGATCGATCCGGGGCACCGTGACCATGGACTGAATTCGGGCATCCAACGTGGACTGCTCGGCGTCGATACCGTCCACCACACCCGCTGGAATCCACCGGCCGATCTGGTCGCGCATGAGACGCGAGGGCGAATGAATTCCGAGCGCCTTGGCAATCGGCCCGGGAATGGCAGAACGGGCCCAGCCAAAGAGCCTGTCCCTAAGCCACCTTCCCATCCCCCGGATGCCCTCCCAGATTCCGCGTGCCAGATCGGCCCCCTTGTCGACCAGCAGACGGCCAAAATCGCCGAGCGAATTCCTGATCCAACCCGGGAGACCTCGCACCCAGTCGATGAATTCACCAAATTTCCGAACGGCACTGGACGTGAAATCTGCGACCGACCGCGCAGCATCACGCAGACTCGTTGCGACCGAGGACAGCCACCCGATCAAATTCCCGATCAAACCGATCACGGTGCCTATCGCCGAGAACAGGGCCGAGAACGTCGGCCCCGCAAGCCGAATAATCACAGGAATCACCACACCGAGAATGTCCGCCGCAAGACGAGCGAGCCACGACACAACCCCCGTGACAACCTCGATCAGCGGACGGGCTTTCTCGACCACGCCCTGTAGCTTTTCGCCCATCATCTGAACGGCAGGCGCCACCCGCTGCGATATGAAATCCGACAGGGCGGCAAAGATCGGCTGCAAGTTCTCGACAATGGACGAGTACACCCGCATCACGGCAGGCCAAATGACCTCCAACAGGATGCGGCCGAGAGACGACAGGATGGGAACAACCGCACCGACCACATTCGTATAGAGCGTCATGAACGCCGGTACGAGCTGATTGAACAGGACGTTTCCGAGCCCTTGCAGTGCTGGAAGCAGTTTCGTTTGCGCGAGCGAGACGAGCCCCTGCAACCCGGGCATGAACGCATCCCGCAGGACTCCACCCGCCGTAGCGAGGGACTGCCCGAAGGACGCGATAGAGGATCCGCCGGCTGAGCTGGTGAAGGCCGAGAAAAAACCCGATACCAGATCCTTGCCGGTACTCAGAGCGGGGCCAAATGTGGTCCCCAGGAAACTGCCGAAAGAGGTCAGCGCGGGGATTATCTTGTCCCCCATGAAGTTGGTCAACCCGACTTCAAGACTGCGCTTGAACTGCTCGATCCGAGCACCCGCATTGTTGTGCAGCGCATCGCCCATCTTCTCGGCTGCGCCACCTGTGTCTCCGAGTGCCTTCACGGCCGTCTTGGGGTCGAGCGCGAACAGCGCTTTACCAAGATCCTCGGCCTTAGTTCCAAAAAGCCCTACAGCCGCCTGCGACCGTTCGGCAGGGTCCTTAATCCCCTTGATTCCATCCAGGACCTGTTGCAGCCCCTCGCGGGCACCAGCGCCACCCGCCGCTATCTTTTTGGTCATGTCCTCGGCACTGAGGCCGATAGCCTCGTACGCCTCGGTACTGGACTTGCTTCCGTCTGTCGCCCTGATCTGAAATTCCTTCAGAGCATCGGCGACAGTATCTGTATCTCGCGCACCCGCCTGCATACCCTGAGACATAAGCCCCATGGCGTCTGCGGCAGACAATCCAAGATCGCGGAACTTGGTCGAATACTCATTGAAGGTATCCGCCATGTCATCGGCCCGCGGACCCATCTTCTGCATTCCGACGGTCAGAATGTCGAGCGCTTCCGTACCGTCTTTCGCGAGCCCGTTTTTGAGTATCTGGCCGACAGCGTTACTGGTCTGACCCAGGTCCAATTCGAAGGTTTTCGAAAGGTCTGTGACCTTGCTGGAAATGCTCTGGATCTGCTCGTTCGTGGCGTCCGGCGGGAGGATGCCCGAGCGCATGACCCCCGATATGGACTGCGCGGCCTCCTCCACGCTGTCGGTGACACCACCCGCGTAAAGCTGACCCGCAGCCTTGCCGTAGCGCTTGGCATCCTCGGGCGTAGAGCCCAACTGCGCCTGGATCGTGCCGTTGATAGCGCCCTGGTCGAGCGCATCCATGAACCCCTTGGTCAGCACCGCCGCAGCAGCGAGACCAACGGCGACAAGCCCGCCCTTGAGGACCCCGCCCATTTTCCCGGTGAAGCTCTCGCCGGCTTCCTGCCCGCCCTGCTCTCCCGCGCGCTGCGAGGGGCCTGTTACGTGCTGCTGTAGCTGATTGGCGAACCCCTGAACCTCAGGAACGATGGACACATAGCCCACACCGACTTCAACAGCTATACCGGATCACCCCCGTTCTCCGGCTGGAACTGCGCGAGATACCGCGCCACTTCGCGCACGTCGCGTTTCGTCCCGCCGATCCGGCCCGAGCGGACACCGGGGCGGGGAATGGGCTGCGGGCGCCTGGTCGGCGTTTTCGAACCCTGGTTGCCCCGCTGCCAATTGGCCTCAGCGAGCCGGTCGTGCACTGCCGCGAGCAGCTGCGTTTCCAGCGTCCACGCGTGATCCGCCCCGGCCATTGACCGCGCTAGCGCCGAGTCCGCCGGAAGGCCCGTTATCAGCGCCCGCAGACGACGCCACGTCAGCCCCGACCCGGGGCGGAACACGTCGCGCAGGTCCGTACCGTAATAGCGCTGTAGATCTGCTTCTATGGCCTCGCCGTGCTCATTCAGGAGTCGGCAGAGGCCGAGGATTCCCCCAGGGAAACCCCCTCGTGCTTCTGCCACTGCCGGAAAAGCTCACCGAGCGCGGCGAGGGGCGCCGGTATGGCGTCGAACTTCGCCCACTGACCACCGAGACCCGCCCTCAGCAAGGTCTCAATGTCCGTTGGACTCGGGTTCGCGAGGTTCACCGCGGACAGAATGGACTTATCCAGCTCGCCAGCGGCAGGCATCCTGAAGTCCGTACCGGCCAGAGTGAAAGAAAACGGTTCCCTACGGGCTTCCTTCACCCAGGAATCAAGATCAAAGGTGGTGCTCAACGTGGTACCTCTTACGTTGTAGGCGGAACGTTTCAGCGATGGCTTATACGGCAGGCTTGTCGGACCACGCGGGGTCATCGGAATACTTGATCGCAACCGTGCCGTCAGCACTCGGATAGGCGGTCACCGTCAGCTCGAAGGAAACGGCTTCGTCGCCCTTGTACGTGATATCGCCGGTCTCGGTGACCTCACCGTCCGGAACCACGATGCGGATATGACTGTTGCCGTCGATCACATCGAAACCGAACATCCGGCGGTCCGGCCCAGGGGCCTTGATCGCAAGCACGCTCTTGCCATTGGACGTGACCACCTTTGAGCCCTTGTGGTACAGCTCAAGAACGGTCTTGCTGGTCTCAATGGCCGTGAACTGAAAGGTCATTTCCGACGAGCTGATGACCTTGCGGACGGTCTGCCCACCCTGCCAGCCCTTGATTTCGCTGGTGTCAGCCGAATTGCTCTCGGTGATTCCGTCATCAGAGATCCAGCCGATATCGGTAGCAGCAGTCGGCCAAGCGGTGGTTGCATCGGTCGGGGCCGTAGCACCCTTCGGAGCAACGTACGCAGCACCGGAGAGGGCGACACGTACGGCGTTGGCGTTCAGAGGCAACTTTCCTCCTGAGATTGGTAGTTCGTGACTCCGGTCCATCTCCGGAGCTCTAAGATCTGTGGCCATGGATGCAGGATTGGCCGCTGTGTGCGGTGCACTTGCTGGAGCCGCTGCGACGATCGGTGCGGCACTGGCGGCGGGGTGGTCCCAGCGGGAAGGGGCACGGATTGCAGCCAGGGCGGCTTACCAGAAAGAGCAACGTCAACCACGCCACGACGCATACAAAGCTCTAATTCGGAACGCCACAGACCTAGCAGACCTCTCGCACAAACTTATTGACACTAGCCTGATGCCCCGTGCTCGCGAATTGATGGATCAGGTTGAGAATGCTTGGCTTGAGGTCGGCTTACTTGGCCCTGCCTCTGTTCTTCGAGCGGGCTTCACTGTCCGCCACCAGGCACACAAAACGTGGAGCTCAATTTCCTCATGTGCCACAGCCGGGCTCCGGCCGGGAATCGACCAGGAAAACGAAGATCCGAATAGCGACTATGGCCGATATATCCGCAGACTCGAAGAGGCAGAACAACAAGGTGTGGAACTTGCGGTTAGTGTCGAAGATTTCAGTAAAGTAGCACAGGCTGCAATTGAGAATGATGGAAGTAGGTCAAAATAGCCCTAGTTAAATACCCCGCGAATGTGCGCTTCCACGGCAAACGCGTATCGCGGGGAACTCGTGTCCGGATCAGGCAGCCACATCGGGCCCCCGACTTCCTTCACCTGGTAGACGGTCACCCCGTCCCGGACACCGGGAAGTGCGCCGAGCAGTGCACGGGTGAGCGCGGCGAGGTCGTGCGCTGCGGCTTCGCTCTCTGCCCAGCAATGAATGTCGAGCCGTGGGCGGTCCGATACGGGGGTCTGCTGTGTGCCCCCGATGCGCTGCACCCGGACAAACGCCGGAGGGCGCGGGTTGGGGACGCGGGAGACCACAGGGACGGACCTGCCAGCGCTCTTGAGTGCGCCCCGGAGATAGCCCGCCACCACCGCCACCGCGTCCGGCATGACGACCACGGGACGGGCCATTAGCCACCGTCCATGCCGCGCAGCAGGTCACGCCGGGACCCTGCGAGCCCACCGGATTTCGGGAAGTTGAGGTTGCCGATCACGGCGGCTCGCCACCGCCTACGGCCCAACGCCGAGTCGGTCCGGAACTTCCCCTCGGCCCCCGCCGCAGACGCAGCGATACGGCCCGCGATGCGCTCGACCTCCCGCCCCGTCTCCGGGGTCTTCATCATGGAATTAATGCCCGCCTTGTTGGGTTTGAACTTCCGTACCTGCACTACCCGTTCACCTCCTTTAACCGGGCCTCGGTGTGGTGGTGTCGGCCCCCGACGACGTACCGCGCGGGCTCGCCGTCGACCTCCAGCACCCGCCCGGCGACGTCCACCCGGTCCCCGGGCATCAGGTCGATGTCGACTCCGCGGCGGGTGATCAGGCGGAGCCCTGTCGTCACCGCAGGGCGGTCTCCGCTGTCCTCGGTGGACCCGTCCGGCTGGACGGACACCCGGCGGGCCGTCGTCCTGGTCGCGCTCGACCAATCACGGTCCGACGTGGTGTTGCCGTATCGGTCGGTGACGTACGGGGCCCGCAGGATCACGACCGTCTGTGTGTACTGGAACGTCACCCGAGCCCCACCACCGCAGCGCGCGGCCGGTACCGGGCCAGTTGGTCCCGCTCGACCGGTGCGAGAGACGCCCCGATGGTCTCCGCGGCGTAGGTGACGTTGACCGAGCCGACCGACTCTTGCCGAAGATCACTCGGGTTGGTCAGCACCCGGCCGGCGAGCGTGAGCACGATTGCCCGCACGTCCGGCGGAACCGTCGCGTACCCGTGGGTGTAGGTCACGGTCACCGGGTCCATCACGCCGAGCGGCACCCGGAGCCGGTCACGCTGCAACCTCCACTCGTCGGCCCGCAGCGCACGCCCCCCGGCACGTACCAACTCGACGGAGAGCACGGGGAGTTGCGGCAGCCGGACCACGCCCGAGCGGACGAACAGGCTCGCCGTGGTCGTCCCCCTGGTGAAGCGTTGTCGAGCTTCGCTGCGGACGATCGCCGACGCGGTGTCGAGCACCAGCGTGGCGGACGGGGGAAGCTCGGCGGGCTCGCGCTGCATCCACGCGGCAAGCTCGTCCACAGTGGCCAATGCCGGAAGCGCCACGGCCACCCCCTCTATTCGATTTCCTGTGCGCCGCACTCAAGGCACCGCACCACATTCCGGACCGCCCCGTCCGGGTCGAGAACCGGGAAGCTCTCGATACGGGACGGGGCAGTACAGGAATCCGTGTGCGGCACCGTCGGGGCGGACGCTGCCCGCTTACGCGGTGGCAATTCCTTACCCCTTTCGCCTACTTGGCGAGGACACCATTAAGGCGCGCGGCAGCCTTACCGCCGAACACGGCGAGCCCGCAATAGAATTCCACGCGCGTCCGGTAAGCAGGCTTAACCTCAAGCTGCCCGAGGTCATCAACCATGACACCTCCATTCGTGAGGCCCGTGACGGCCTGGTCTCCCTCAGCCTCGCCAAAACGGACGGCATAAATGGAACTCGTGTCGGTTGCCTTGCCGTGCGTCTCTGTCTGCGGAAGAATCTCAGCACCGCCACCTGTGGCATTCGGGTCCAGCAGCGGGATTCCGTTATAGGTGCCCACAATCTTGCCGGTAAGAGTTTCCTGCACCATTTCGTGTCCGCCGAGACGACGTGCAGCGGACTTAATCTTGGCGATGACCGCGGCATTGGCGTACAGTGCGCCGTTGGTGCTGTTCAGGCCCGGTACGCGGCCAATGAGAGCGTCCAGAAGGTCAAAGAAGTCGTGCCGATCCTTGTCGCTCTCACCGACAATCGGAGCACCGTTTTCACCGGCCGAAATTACCTGTGCCCCGGTGAGTCGCTTACGGAGCCCGTCGAAACTCTTCGGGTTCGCGGAAACGTCGCCATTAAAGAAGGTGTCCGCAAACTTGAAACTCGCGGCTTTGACCTTCATACGCGTCTGGACTGCGCGCTGATCATTGAGATTTCCGCGCGTCTGGACGATGAAACGGTCCACGTCCGCGTCGCCACCGAGAATTACCAGGGATTCGGACTTCTGATTCACTGTGCCCGTGGACTCGCTGTATGCCTCATTGATGCCACGAAACTCGACACCCGGAAGGGTTGCTTCCTCGTTGTAGGCGTATGCGTTGCCTGAAATGCTGAGCAGCGGGATACGATCCAGAATGCTCGACTCCTGAACGAACGTCTCAATGACCCCGCGCTGTAGGTCGGTCGTGCTGAGCTTCGCAGCCTCGGGCAGAGTAAGCGCCATTTAGTGTGTCCCCTTGATTTTGGGCATGGAAAAGGGACGACACTCAGTCGAGTGCGTCCCCGGAAAAGGGTGGTGGAACGATTCTGCTAGCTGGTGCCGAACGCGCGCCGCAGACGGTCAAGCGGGGTAGCGGGCTCGGGCTCGGCGGATTCACGTGGACCCGCGCCCACGTCGCCCCACGGGGCGGACCCTGCGGTCTCGGCCGCCAGATAGGGCTTGTCCTTGACGAGCTGGTCCACGGCCGCCGCAACCGCTGCGGTGTCGACGTCGCCCCCGTCGCCGGCCAGAGCGGTCACGTCCAGCAGGGCAAGCGCGTCGGCGGGGTCCCGGAGCCGCCCAGCGGCAGCCGCTCGTACCTCTGCACGGACGAGCTGCGCCGTGAACTCCTGCCGGATCTCGGTCCGGAGCGCGTCAAGGTCTGCGCCGTCGACTACAGCAGGCTCGGCGGGCGTCTCGGCAGCGCGGGGCTCGCGCTCCGGCTCGGCCTGGTCGGCGCGCTTCGGCTCGTCCTGGTGCTCGTCGCCGGTACCCGTACCGGGCTCGTCCTGGTGCTCCTCCTCGACGGTGCCCGGACTGTTCTGCGGGTCGTCTGCCATCAGTTCCCCCTACGTGATGTAGCCGTGCTTTTTGAGCATGGCTATCTGATGCTCGCGGTCATCTCCCGCGAGTTTGAAAATGGTCTCGGGCATTAGACGGCTTTCCTTCGCCCGCTCGAATCGCTGCCCCGGGTTCTTCTGGAACCCCGAGTCCAGCGCTTTGCCGCCGATACCACGTCTGGTCGTGCCCTCGGTCGTGACCGTCATCGCCCCTCGACCCGTGGCAGCCGTAGCCACCCCACGGCGGGCGTTGACGAGCTGCCCGAGATCGGCGCCCGCTTCGAACGCCTTGACCCCTGCCGCGCCGAGTGCTTTCCGCTGTTGCTCGGGCGTCATCTCGCGAACCATGTCCTCCGGGGTCTTGGTCGCCTTCCACTGCGTATCGCTCATGGGCTGCATGCCGCAGTCACAGCGCGGGTGCCGCTGGAAGCCTTTGGAACGGCTGTACTGCCGACCGGCGAGGATGAGGCACCGGGCGCACGCGGGCAGCCGCACCACCCGCACGTACGAGACGCACGACGGTTCCGCGGCCATGGCGACCGATGTAGCCGCACGCGCGGTGTCGGCAATCTGTGTGCTGACCATGGTGGACATCTGTGTCAGCCCCCGCAGCGCCGCCACCTCCGCGCTCTCGCCGACCGCGAGACTCTGCGCCGTGGTGATCGCGGGCAATTGCAGCAGCGAGGCAAGCGGACGGGCATCCGAGGCGAGCCCGACGAACGCGGACGCGTCCACCATGCCAAGCGGGCCGGCTGCCGCACCCTGCGCGAGCATGGACGCCGAAACGAATACCTGCGCGCCCTCGGCCGCCGAGAGCTGCCCCGCCATCACAGCGCGGAGAATCTGGCTTCCAGCCTCTCCCTGCATGCCGGACAGGATCCGGTCAGCCGGCACGTCCCGCCAAAGCCCCTGCACAGCCTCGACAACGCCCCGCGAAATCGACTGCACCTGTGTGTACCGGTCGGCCGCCAGTGTCTCCGTACGGCCCATCTACGCCGCTTCCGGCGGCTCATCGGCAGTCGCGTCAGGCTCGCCCTGGTCGGGGTCGGGCTTGGGGCCGAACAGCTCGGCGACGTTCCCGCCGAGGATCGCCCCCGCCGCATCCGTGCGCATCTTCTTCCACCGCTCGATCTCATCCGGCGTGACACCCGGGATGCGCTCCCACAGAGCCTCGTCGGGAACGCCGACAGCCTTCAGCTTGACGAGCGCGTCCGAATACTGCGCATCGCTGCGGAACTGCGGGTCACGCCAGACCACCGAGCCGAGCGCGAGCGATTCCGCCCGGCTCGCCTCGCCGGCTGCCAGAGCCTCCAGCCGCATAACCTCGCGCAGCGCCGCCCCGAAGTGACGTTGCCGCTCAACCACCTTGGCCACTAGACCCGCCTCGGACGCCACCAGCGTCTCAGCCGACACATTGACCAACTTGCCGTTTAGGTAGGTTCCGGGGGTGCGGGTCTGTGCGGCGATGTGCTCGACCGCCTGATTGATCACGTCGAGATATCCCGCGGGGTCAGCCGCGGAGAACTCCGCAATGGACGCGCCCTCGCGCTCCAGCCACAGCAGACGGTCCGAGCGGAAGCGGTCTAGCGGTAGATCCTCCTCGCCGACCACTTCGCCTGTCTCGTCCACGATCTCGCGGACCGGGCGATCCATGCCGAGCACGACGCGGGCAGGCAACGCACGCTGATCGCTCGCGGTCATCAGGTGCGCCCACAAGGTGTTCACGGCGTTCTGTAGAGGCACGACCGTCCGCAGCTCGGACCGGGGCGCAGCACTCAGCCGAGACCGGTTCGGCAACTCGACCAGCGGCACCGCACCGAGAGGGTTCGGCAGGTGCGACGGCTCGCCACGGGAGAGCCCCGCCGTGCGGTCCGTCCATTGCCCGCCCCCACGGGCCGGACGCTGCCACCGGTAGACCGTGGTCGGCGTGAACAAGGTCGCAAACTCCGTATCCCAATCGCGCCACACCTTCAGCCCCGCAGCGCGGAGCCGTCGACGACCCGGGACGTACTCGACTACAGCAGTGGACGCGTGCTCAAACGTGATCTCGGTGTTCACGCCGTCCGGCTTCCACACCAGCGCGTACGAGCGTCCCGTAATGAGCGATTCCAGCAGCGCTAGACCAACCTCAACGTCACATTCGGAGCGCCGCCATGCCCGGCTGGCTGCCTGGTCAAGCGTCCCGTCCTCCAGCCGGAACCCCAACGGTCGCAACCGCTCGACCGTCGCATCGGGAACGGTCGCACACCAGTTGTCGGAGAAGTCATCGAACAGCCCGCCTGTCTGGCTCGCGAACTCAGGACTCGCGAACAGAAGCGGGTGTTCCCCCTCGTAGTACGCCGACCAACGCTTAGCCTCACGCTTGCGCCGCTGTAGCTTGCGGTACAGCCGCTCTGTCATCTGTAGAGGCGTCTCAGCCATACATCCCCCCTCGGTCTCTATGCGCTCGCGGCGCGGGCTCGTTTCAGCGGTCGACGGACGTACCCGTCCAGCGCCATGACCGTTGCGGCGATACCGTCGATTCGGGCCGAGGATTTCCCCCGGTCGGGCTTCACGGGCCGCATGTTGTCGTTACCATCCCGGTAGACCTCAACGACGCTTGCGTGCCATCGCAGGATCGGGTTACCGCCGTGGTGTATTCGACCCTCGCGCAACAGACGCTCAAGTTCCTTACTGCCGGGGCTCATGCCTAGATACGTCTGCGCGATCGGCACCAGGTCCACGCCGCGTGTCTTGGCTTCCACGCGCTGGACGAGCTGACCCGCGAACATGCGGTCATAGCTGATGCGCTGCACGTCCAGCCGGCGACAGTCCGCGATGATCTGCCGTTCGATCGCGCCGTAGTCGATCGCGTCGCCCTCGGTCAGCGTCAACAATCCCTCATCTACCCACTGCCGCAACGGGACTTGTAGCTGTGCCTCAAGCTCGTCTACGCGCTCCTCGGGGAGCCAAAAGCGAGAGATCAGTTCCAGCTCGACCCCCGGTTTGCGGGACTCAACAGCGAGCACCCACGCAGAAAGGTCGGATACGGCTGACAGGTCGACCCCGCCCCACGCTCGCCGGTACCGGAAACGCTGCTCATCCACAGCCCCCGCGTTGTCGTCCCACAGCGGCAACGGCAACCATCGCGAGGACGAGCGCATACGCCTGTTGAGCGACAGCCGACAGAACGTTGGGAAGTAACTCGGCGTCGACCGGGCCTTGTTCGCCTCACGACGCATGTACGCCAGCGAGGGCGACGCGCCGAGCCCCGGGTTCGCCTTGCGCCACGTCTCCTCGGCGTAAGGGTCGTCGCCCTCCTCGGCAGCCCAGATCACGCCGTAATGCCCAGGGTCGTCAACGATCCCGTCGGCGCAGCGGCGCGTGTACGTGTGCTTCTCGTCGTAAATACTGCCCTCGGTGCCCTCATCGGCAGTCGTGATGAAAACAACCAACGGTTGGTCCCGGGCACCCGTACCGGTCTCGATCGCGTCGACCAAGTCACGGCGCTTGTGCACGTGCACCTCATCAACAATTGCCCCGCTCACGTTCAGCCCGTGGGCGGTCTCCGCGATTTTCGACAGCGCACGGAACACACCGCCCGTGCGAGGCACGCGGATAACACCCCGCAGAACCTCTACGCGGCCCCGTACGGCCCGACTGGTCAGCGCCATGCGCTTGGCGTCGTCAAAGACGCGCTCGGCCTGTGGGAGCGAACCAGCGGCCGCGTACACCTCGGCGCCGATCTCGCGGTCGGCGAGCAGCAGCACCAGGCCAATGCCCGACGAAAGCGTTGACTTGCCGTTCTTACGCGGAACTTCGATCCACGCCGAGCGGATGACACGCACGGCTCGGCCTAGCTCGTCGTCGTAGGCGAGCCAACCGAAGATCGGCGCGATCACCCAAACAACCTGCCACGGCGAAAGCGTCAGAGGGGTTGAGCCCCACCGCCCCTTCGTGTGCTTGAACGACTGAACGGCGTCGAGCGCCCGCCGTGCGGACGGAACGTCGAAGTAGGCGCCCGGAGTGTCTCGGGCTTGCGCAGCGACCACCAGGGGTCGCGAGGTGAGCACCGCAGATATCTCCTCGGGGCTCATGCCGAGTTCTAGCAGCGCGTCATACGGGACCGGCAGTTCGTCAGTCAAAGATCCCGTCATCGTTGCCCCCGCTTTCCGGCGGGGTAATCCGCGTGGCCGACGCGGGCGAGAGCCCGAGTTCGCCGACCAGCGACCGGAAGTGAGACCGGTACTGACCCGCGATTGTCACCCACGGGGACTTAACGTTCCCGCGCTCCGTCTCGACCACCAGGCCAGTACGGGACAACTCCCGTTCCGCCTGCCATAGTCGAGCGACTGTCACGCAATACTCAATGGCGGTTTCCCGCTGTGGATCGGTCAGGCCGGCTGACATGACCAGAGCCGGAATGGTCCGGGCCCAAACGTCCGCTGCCTTAGCACGTACGTCCTCGGCGAAGTCGCCCGGCAACAGCTCGGACCAGTCCGGCTCGACCGGGGACAGCGGAGCAAACCGCGCGCCCTCGCTGTTGCGATCAGCGCGGAATGTGCCCTCGCGTACTGCCTGCATATGAGGCTTGGGTTTCTGCCCAGGTACAGCCAT